GAAGTAAGCCATTCGATGGAGTGTGTCATTATAGTTCCTTTCTCAGAGGGGATGGAAGGGAGCCGAAGCTCCCCCGTGATTATACTAATTTAAGAGAGATGTTATCATTCGGTGTTGATACAATCTCAAAAGTTTTACCGTGGAATTTGATATGGTCGCCATGCTCTTGCATGAATGAATATTCCTGTGGGCGTGCGTGGCTAGTAACCATGCTAGAGTTTTGGTTTGCCCAGTGAATTTTGTGACCACGCTCTTTTGCTTTTTCAACTGACTCAAATGGGCAGTTGCAATTATCGATTGCATATCCAACAACACTTCCTAAAGTGTAAAAACGATGCAGAGTGCCGTGGTTTCTTGACTCAAATGCTATCGCTATAACATCATTTTCTTTGTATCCCTGCCAATTGCTTTTTCCTGCAAAGATTTTGTGTGCTGGGCTCTCATATTTTACTTCACGTTGTGCCATTTGTTAATTCCTTTCTAAGTTGATAAGGAACTCTATCTTTTATTAGCAGACAAGTAAAGAGAAAAGAAACACGATAAAACAATAGGTTACATGTTTTATGAAAGAAAGTTACCAGTGTGTGGTTTCGGTTACCATCATTTATCCTGTTAGGTAACGCTCGCAACCCTCTGTAATGTATAGAGTAATCGTCTTTCGTTACCAGTGTTTCCAGACTTTCACTAATTTTAAAGAATTATTTTTCACCTCAAAATTTTTTCCCCTATATAGTTTTGTAAACCATAGGACGTCCCCCAAAACAAATCAAGTTCGGTAACGCTGGTTCTTTGGTTACTGGCTTGGTCTATATTGAAAAGTTCGGTAACGCAAGAAAAATGTTTACTTTTAGAATTCTAGAATTTAAACTCTAATTCTAATATTGAGAAAGGATTATAGATGCGGTGTATAGACTGCGATCAGAAAACAACCAGAGTAACGAACTCAGGAGTCACCAGACAAGGCGTCAGCTTTCGGCTTCGCAAATGCCCAGTTTGCAATGCGTGTTTTAGAACCGAAGAAGTTGTAATGAGGAGAGTAAGGGCAAAGAGTTGTGACAATTCCCCCAGCCTTGAAGAAGAACAAAAGGCTCTGGACAAGAAGATAGATGGCTTGTGGGTGCAAGAAAGAGTATCATACGACAGGATGCTCAGACCAATACCGATATTGGACAAGGATATCGCTGATTAAAATAAAACTTTTCTTCCTATTGAAAACAGGTTAAAGTTTATTTCACGTTGAGAAAGGATAATGAATGTCAAAAGTTTATGTGGTAACAAGACCACGAGAGAACAAGTTCGGTTGGACTCCAGATCTGACTGATGCTGCTCGTTATGGTTCGCTTGAAATTGTATTTGAGCCTAATGAAAAGCCTCAGTTTTTACCTAGTCCATCGATCCAAAAAGCTCGTAAGATTATGAAAGACTTCTCCACGGAAGATTATCTTTTGTGGCCAGGAGGTGGTGACCCCATAGCTGTTATGATAGCGTGTATGATCGCAGCTGAAATGTCACCAGTGGTGCGTGTCCTTAGATGGGAACGTAACATGGAAGAAGGAGACCGTGACAGGCGCAAAGGCTGGTACATGCCTGTCGCTTTAGAAATGAGAAAGGAAATAAATTAAGATGAATATCAATCTGCTTGAGGACGTGGCACCTGCGTCCAACTCAATAGGTGCAGTGGCTGATATGGCTCAGCAAATGTTTGATCTTGAAAAAGAGATAAATGATTTGAATGAGCTGTTGAAGCAAAAAAAGCAGAACCTGACGAAGTTGGCTGAACATGACTTGCCTGACTTAATGCAAGAATTGAACGTCAAGGACTTTACTCTTACCAATGGTGGTAAGGTTGAGGTTCAAGATATAACTTCTGGTTCTATTCCATCTGCTTCTGCTATTATGAAAGCAAGAGGAGATGACAGGTCTGAACTAGAAGTGCGTCAACAACAATGCTTCGATTGGTTGCGAGCTAATAATGCTGGTGACTTAATTAAAAGCAATGTTGAGGTTCAGTTCGGAAGAGATGAAGACAAAGCATGCAATGACTTTGCGGATGAGTTGCGTGAAAGAAATCTCTTTTACAAACGTGCAGTCGGCGTCCACCATGGGTCACTTAACTCTTTTATCAAAGAGCGATTGACTGATGGCAAGGATGTTCCCCATGATCTGTTTAAGTTATTCACAGGTCGTAAAGCCAAAATCACAGGAGGATACCATGGCTAAAAATGAAGTAGAAGTAAAAAAAGAGAGCAATGTAATTGCATTTGATGCGTCCATTCTTTTAGAAGATGCGGGCACAGCAGGTGAGAATATGACAGCGGATGATATGCTCATCCCACGTCTCAAGATCTTACAAGCTCAATCTCCCCAAGTCAATAAAGCTGATGGTGCCTATTTAAAAGGTGCTGAGGCTGGACAGATCTTGGACAATGTAACGGGTGAATTGTTCGATGGTGAAAAGGGAATAACAGCTGTTCCTGTTAGCTATCGCAAGACATATCTCGAGTGGACTGACGAGCGCAAGCTGGTTAAAGACCACGGACTACAGCCTTCAATTATGGAAATGTGTGTACAAGACGATCGAGGCAAGTTGCGCACACCAGACGGAAATCAGCTATCATTGACAGCAGAATACTTTATTTATGTTGTTGGTGAAGACGGCACATTTTCCCCTGCCATATTGTCTATGAGTTCTTCAGGCATTAAAAAAGCCAAGCGTTGGAACTCTATGATCAACAGGCTACAAGTTGCTCACCCAACAGGCAAAGGCACATTCAATCCAGCCATGTTCTGGACTGCCTACAACCTGACCACAACACCTGAGCAGAACGATATGGGCTCGTGGTTCAACTGGGAAGTTGAGATGATGTTCGATGCTAAGTCTGGAGGGATCATTCAGAACCTAGACCAAGGCCAAAGCATCTATCTCGAAGCACGAGAGTTCCGCAAGAACATTCGTGACGGTGAAGTCAAGGTTCAACCAGACTCCTCTGATGATGATGTAATGTAGCCACCCTGCATTACGTTGTTTAGGGGGATAGCTCATGTCCCAATGAAGTTATCCCCCGACCAATCAGAAAGGAAGAGGCATGGACGTAAAAAGATTTATGAAACTGTTCAGAGGCTTTGAGCTTGCCCACGGACAGTATCGAGTAAACAAAAAAGAAGCCGACGGAAAAATGTCTGGCCGAGCAATAACTGTTAGCGAACCAGCAACAGAAAATAATTTTAAAGAACACTTGAATGGTGGCGAATATATTTTAGGTGTCATCCCGTTGTTACAGGACAACAGCTGTCACTTTGGTGTTATTGATATTGATATAAGAGGTGAGGTCAAATTAAATGAAAGCCTTGAAAGTCTCGAGAAAAAGATTCGTGACACTCCTTTGGTGCTATGCCGTTCTAAGTCTGGTGGCGCTCATTTATATCTTTTTTGCAGTCCTGCCATTCCTGCTATTGACATGGTCGCAAAGCTAAATGAATTCGCTGCATTACTAGGCTATGGCGGATCAGAAGTTTTCCCCAAGCAAATATCTAGAGCCAATGAAAGAGATCGAGGCAACTGGATCAACTTGTGTTATTGGGATGGCGACAAGACTGAGCGTCATGCAATCCATAAAGGCAAGAAACTTAACCTAGAACAATTCATTGACCTTGCTGAAAAGAAGCTAACAACATTTGAAAAGCTAGAGAATTTCAAGCCAGACTTAGTTGATCACTTTAGCGATGGGCCTCCCTGCTTGCAACACATCATGACCATGGGCTTCCCAGAAGGTGGAAGAAACATTTCTCTGTTCAATGTTGGTGTTTATTTCCGCAAGCGCAATCCTGACGACTGGCAAGAAGACTTAATGAAGTTCAATTATGAGCACCTGCCAGAGCCTCTGCCAATGGGTGAAGTCAATGGCCTAGTCAAGTCAGTCAGCAAAAAAGAATATGCCTACACATGCAAACAAAGTCCAATCTGCAATTATTGCGAGAAGTCTAAATGCATGAAGCGAGACTATGGAGTCGGGAGAGTTGGCGGTGGCCTGTCTATTGAGGTCGATGCGATAACAAAATACGAAACTGAGAACCGCCAGTCTGTGCGTTGGTACATCGAGATGCAAGGTGAGCGGATAGAAGTAACAACACCCCAACTGCTGGACCAGCGACAGCTGCAAAAGATCTGTGTTGAGAAGCTAAACAAGTGTCCCAGCACAATGCCATCCCAAGCTTGGGAACAGCGGATAAACCAACTGCTGGAGAATGTCGAGGTCATTGTAGACCCAGACGATGCTTCGCCGCAAGGCCAGTTCGAGAAAATGTTAGACAGCTTCTTAACAGGCAAAGTTCAAGCTCGTCAGAAAGACGAGATAATGAATGGCAAGCCATGGCACGACTCTGATGAGGGCAAAGTTTACTTTCGGTCTGAAGACCTATTTATTTATTTAGAGGCTCGCAGGTTCCGATACACCACCCAGCACCAAGTCTGGTCTTGGCTTAGAGCGAGTGGTGGTGACCGTAAAACTTTCAGGATCAAGTCTAAGCCTGTGAAGGTCTGGTCTGTGCCAGAGCCAGAATTCTTTGATGACGAGGATCAACTTGATATACCTAGTGCAGTGACTGAGGACTTTTAAATGTTACCATATTACAAAGAAACAGTGCCTTGTGACTTCTGCGGAGAGCACACCCATGGCAGGATATTAGACAAAGATGTCCTTTGTGGGAGCTGTAAAAACGTAATCATAACAGAGTGGAAAGACAGCGTCAACGAAAAAGAACCAGAAAGATATTATGAATGGATCCTGTGGAAGTATAAGCAAGAGACGTACAAAGATGTTTTGTTAAATCATCTTAATGAGAAAGGAAATAAAAGTGAGGCACGTGCAGATAATTCTGGGCCCTCCAGGAACAGGCAAGACAACGACTCTGCTGAAGATAGTTGAGGATGCTTTAAAAAGAGGTGTGCCACCAGAGCGCATCGCATATTTGGCCTTCACTCGGAAAGCTGCAAGCGAAGCTCAAGAACGGGCAATGGTTCAGTTTGGCTTCGATGCGGATCGTTTTCCGTATTTCCGCACACTCCACTCGCTGGCCTTTAGAATGCTTGGATTGCAAAGAGACGAGGTAATGACCAATGTTCACTATCGCAAGCTTGGCAAGGCTCTGGGTGTAGAGTTCAAAGGCATTTACGATGAAGATCTAGGAATTCATACAGGGGATGGTCTGGGGGATAAATGTTCAAGAGTTGAGTCTCTAGCCAGAGTTGGCATTCGTTCAATGGAGGATCAATATCAATTAACCAACCAGAATGACTTGACTCTGCACGCTGTTAAGCAATACCACCAATCCCTTACAACTTACAAAAGGCAAAATGGTCTGCTGGACTTCACTGATATGCTAGAAAGATATCAGAGCTCTTTGCCAATAGAAATATGCATAGTTGACGAGGCACAAGACCTCAGCTCACTGCAATACAGAATGGCGATCATGGCTTCATCTGAGGCCTCAGAAGTTTACATTGCTGGGGATGACGACCAAGCAATCTTTGCATGGGCAGGAGCAGACATAAGTAAGTTCCTCAGCCTAAAAGGTGACAAAAGAATTCTCCCTCAGAGCTTCAGAATTCCTCGCAGTGTGCATGCGCTTGCTTCTGATGTTGTTGGGAGGATTAAGAATAGGTATGTTAAGCCATGGCAACCCAAGAGAGATATGGGCACAGTAAACTACATATCAGAAGCTGACTCCATTGACTTCTCATCCCATGATGGGACTTGGCTTTGCATGGCTCGCAGTAAATATCTCCTCCAGAGAATTAAAAAGGTTGTCCGCCAGCAAGGATATGCATACACTTACAATGGGCAAAGTTCTTTAGACACCAATGAGACCAAAGCAATAACTTCATGGGAGAAGATCCGTAAAGGCAAAGAGCTCAACAGGACAGAAGCCAAGAACCTAATCAACTTCTTTAACTTCAATATCAAGCTGGAAAAGAAAGAGACCTATAGAATAAATGATTTGGGACTGCCTGAGGATGCTAGGTCTAGGGACTGGATGGATATCTTAAAAGGCCTCCCAGCAGATGAGCGGGAATATCTAAGGTCTTGCATGCGTAATGGAGAGAAGTTTACCGACAAGCCAAGAATAACAATCTCTACAATCCACCAGAGCAAAGGTGGTGAGGCTGACAATGTTGTGCTGGTAACTGACATGGGCAAGCTGAGTTGGGACAACTTAGGAAGTGACGAGGAGAACAGAGTATGGTATGTTGCATTGACCAGAGCGAAGGAAAATTTGTATCTTGTACAGCCAAGAGGCCTAAGATACTTTTCCATCTAATTTACAAGTCATTGGTTTTAAACAAAAACAAAGTGCTTTACTTCTCTGTGTATAAAAGATAGAATCCCTTATCAACTTAGAAAGGAATACAAAATGAATACTGTAACTTACACTCTCGACCCGAAGAGCCTCGTCGTCAAAGGCTATGCCTCTGACAAAGCTGCTCGTTCGATGGGCAATGGCGTTGTCTTCTTTACGAATGCTGGAGAGCTTTTGGCTGACCGTAATGTAACAACAAGGCTTTTGGTCGATGCTTACAATGAAGTGTCCGACGCTCCTGTCAAGAAATTCTCTGACAATAAAACTGCTGCAAAGCGATACATGGCTGCGATTGCAGACATTCATGTCCGTGCCGTGCCAACCCCACAGGTTGCTGCAATTCCAGGAATGACACCTCTCGGAATAAAGCCTCTTACATTTAAGCCTGTTGAGAAAACTTATGATGCTTTCGGTCGGCAAGCGAAGAAAAACAAGCTCAAGGCTCGTGGTTCTTTTGCTGGCAAGATTATCAAGTGTCTCGTCAATGACAATCCTCGCAAGGAAGGCACACGTGGCTTTAAAAACTTCAATGTGTTCCTAGGCTCTAATGCAACTCTCAAGTATGAAGAGTTCGTTAAGCTGGCTGAAATGCATGGTAGCACAAAAGGTGGTTGCCGCGAAGACCTCGCACATGATATCAAAAAAGGAAGAGTGGAGCTGATTGATGAATGCTGAAGTAAAACTAAATGAGCAGGAGATACGTCTCTTGCTCATCGCAATCGAGGCTTGCATGTGGCCGAATGAACTAGATCGTCACCCTTCATCTAGAACGAAGTCAATCGCTATAAGAGCAACCAGAAAGCTAAACAAGATGCGTGAGAGGGAGGAAGCATGATTATATATGGAGCAGGGCTTGCGGGTCTGTTAGCGGGGAATATGTTGAGGAGCTTCGATCCAATAATTTACGAAGCCCAAAGTGAACTGCCTAACAACCAAGGAGCTCTGCTCCGATTCAGGACTGACAAGGTTGGCACAGCTTGTGCTATCCCCTTCGCAAAAGTAAAAGTGCACAAGGCCATAAAGTATAATGGCAAGCTCCACACCGAGACAAACTTGTTCCTGAGCAATTTATATTCTCAGAAAGTAACAGGCTCAATACTGAACAGGTCTATCAACAGCTTAGATGCTGTCGACAGATACATAGCTCCATGGGAGCTTATAAGCACCATGTCTAAGAATTGCAAAATACAATATGACATGAAGCTGACGAAGACAGCTGTAGATGATATGGGGTCTGTGCCTACAATATCGACTATCCCAATGCCAACTCTGATGGACATCATGGGCTGGCCAGACAAGCCAGACTTCCCCACGCAGAAAATATGGACGCAGAAGGCTCGCATTGATTCCCCAGACTGCAAGGTACATCAAACAATATACTACCCAGACCCAACAGTTCCATACTACAGAATATCTTTAGTTGGTGATATTGTTATATCTGAATTCATTAGGAAGCCAGAAGCCAATATTGGCCCCCATATGATGGATGTACTTCTAGAAGACTTTGGCATTAAGCCTAAGAAACTTGTTGACATGAAATCCTCAGAGCAGTATCTTGGCAAGATAAAGCCTATCAATGAAGAGATCAGGAAGCAGTTTATTTTCGAAATGACAACTAAATACGGAATATACTCGCTTGGCCGTTTTGCTACATGGCGTCAAATTTTACTCGACGACGTTGCAGAAGATGTCCAGCATATAGAAAATTTCATTCGGTCAAGTTCAAGTTACACCCGATTGATGCACTCTCAGAAAGGAGAAACACAATGAAAGTAGAATTGGTAAATTACACCTCGGACGCAGTAGACTTGCTGTTGTTCACAAAGAACACTCGCCTAATGGATGACGAGGATGCTTACAAACAGATTGCTTCTTGGCCAGAGGACGCCAAGCAGAAAGAGCTTGATTACATGCTCCAAACAATCCGCTCATCTTGGGAGTTCATTGACTACACATTTAATGTGCGTGACGTCAGCCGTGGGTTCACCCACCAGTTCGTAAGGACGCGCCAAGCTTCATATGCCCAGCAGTCCCAGCGCACAGTCGATATGTTTGGGTTCAGCTATTACACCCCAGACCGCATTGAGAACAACCCAGAAGCTCTGGAGGCATATGACAAGGCAATGACTGATATTGCCGACGCATATCAAAAGCTGAGAGATCTAGTCCCAGCAGAAGATGCACGTGGCATCCTCCCAACAAACATCCACACCAATATCGTAGCCAAGTTCAATCTGCGAACATTGAGTGAGATGGCTAAATCACGCCTGAGCCCACGTGCCCAAGGTGAATACCAGCAAGTGTTTAAATTGATGGTTGCTGAGATTGTCCGAGTGCACCCATGGGCAGAACCTTTCTTAACACCAACTGAGTGGGCTGCACCATCAATGAGCAAATCACTTAATCCATAGGAGATAAAATGGGACGCAAGCAAAAGTACAATCAGGAGTTTGTCGACAAAGTTCATTCAATGAAAGACCGCTGGCCCAAGCATAAAATTGCTGGAGAGTTAAAAGTAAAGGCACAAGCCATTACTTACATTCTCGAAAAAAGAAAGCCGTCTGTAAAAGTCGAATATGAAAAGGTCGAACAAGCATCTAAAAGGATCGATACCATATGGAAAAGAATTAAAAAGCGGTTTCCATTTTTGCAGAAATAATATACAATTCTGATATTGAGAAAGGAACTAGAATGAATATTTTTTACTTAGACCCAGACCCACGGGTCTGTGCAGAGATGCATTGCGATA